GTGAAGTGACGAAAGATCAAAAGTTGGATCGCGAAGAGTTGGGAACACATAAGAAGGTTTCACTTTCGATGGCGAAGATGATTCAACAGGGACGTATTGCTAAAGGTTTCAAAACACAAAAAGATTTAGCAAACGCGGTGGGTGTGAATGCGAGTATTATTAACTCGTACGAATCGGGTAGAGCTATTCCGGATCCGACGATTCTTCAAAAGTTGCGGAGAGTTTTGGGTGTCAAGTTAAAAAATTAATGTACGATTACAATAATGAAGGTTCTGCCTCTTGGAATTTTCTATGTGATTGTACTCCACAAACTTACACATCTGGGTAAGAAGAAAAAGAAGAAGATTTTATGGATTTAGAGTAAATCGGTATACAGACCTGCTATGTAGTAAACCTCATTGAACCCCAAACCAATGAGCTTTTCTGCCGCGAATCGGGCACGTTGCCCCGTATTACAATACACGAGGAGACCCTTTTTGGGGAGACTTTTTGTCGTCTTTTTATTTATTTTGTTGACTGGGATGTGAACTGCGCCAGGATAGTGCCCGAGACGCCATTCCATGTCGGTGCGAACGTCGATAACGCGTTTTATTTTTCCGCTTTTGATACGATTTTTTGCCTGTCTCGCGGTTAGAAGTTGACCGCCCGTGTACGTATACACAGTCAGAAGACCTAAACCTCCAAGTAGAAGATACGGTATCATGTACTGTAACCGGACATTTAAAAAGTTCTACTGGTTGAATCAAAAATAGGGAAAACATGTAATTCATGTAGTTGAAACACACTTAGGTATAAAGATTACAATCTTATTGATATCAGAAATGAACAAGAAAACAACCGATGTGTCCACTCGTCTCACTCCTGATCAGTTTGCTAAGCGTTCAATGGATGCCCGTGTGACCGCTATGAACAAAGCACTCGAAGGTGAAAAGGTTCGCTACACGTCTACGAATGATATGGATGCGTTTAAAACTTTTTTGGAGGGGCGTCTGGATCTTTGGAGTTCCTTAAAGTCTGGATCACTCGAGAATACACGTCTTAAGAAAGGGTGGACAAACAGGTATTTTGAACGAATGTATGATAAGACGAAAGAGATTCTAGCATAACTTGAATCGAGCGCTAATCTTTCGCGCCTCTTCCCACCTTCCAGACTGTTGAATAAGGAGAATCGTATTTGGTTTCATTCTTGACAGTGAAAATCCCTCCCTTAACCTTTTAAATGCATAATTTACCGTCTTATTATCTATACCGGTGCGGCGAACTTTGTACTGCCTCGTTTCATTTTCCGCCGCGACGACACGTGTCTCCGCTTGTTTCAGTTTCTCCTGGAGACTGGAAATGAATAACTTTTGTTTTTTCAATTTCAGGTCATCACCTCTGTTCTGGAGCCTGTCCTCTAGTTCTGCGATGATTACCTTCTGCTTTTTGATTTTTGCATTTTTCTTCTTGACGACTCGGTCTATTTCTGGTCCGAGATCGATAACGAACTTGGATGCTTTACGGGGTCGTGAGGAAGATTTAACCATTTTTACATATTTTTTTAGTGGACTGCGATTTACTTAGTTACCGAAAGCGACACCACCCATACCATTCTTGATACGAAGAATGTTATAGTTGACCGCATACACGCGGACGATGTTTCCGACACGCGTACCACCGTTGAGGGACAACTTGGCGTTGTCGATACGGGAAAAGTTTAACGTACCAGTGGGTTGAGACTTGTTCATGGTGATGCAGAAGGGCCATGTGAACGTAGATACGGTACTCAAAGCATCTTGGGGAAGAATAGAACAGTGCATCTCGGGGACGACGTTGTGATGGAACGTCGCAGACATGTCCTCGAAAAGTGGCGTACCGTTAATGTACATGGTCGCCGTATCGAACGTCCAGTTGGTGGACCACTTGTTTGTATCCGCTTCAGATGACACGACGTGTACAGCCTTAACTGGGTGGTTGAAATACGTGAGATCAACTTCGGTATCGGTCGCGGACATGAGCTGGTGCTGGGTTTGCGTGAACAGAATTTCGTGTTCGGTGTTGGTGAAGAATTCACGTTCGGCTGTGTCGAGGTACACATAGGTGCCATACACCTTGACGCCACTGGGCGAGAAGGTACCGTTACGGCACTTGACACGAATTTCAACATCGTGATACTGAAGACCGACGAGGGGGAGAGACTTGGTCCAGTCATCACTGAAGAAGAAGGGGAGAATGTAATGGTTGGCGAAATTCGCGGAACCGAGTGCATTCTGGGGAACCTCGTCGAGGGTCACGGCGCACGTCGCCTTCGCTTGCGTATCCTTGTATAGAAGATTGTGGACACCCTGAATGTAGAGGGAATCAATCTGGGCAACCTTTTGACCACCGATCCAAAGTTGGAATTCGGTGGTGGTGGAATCATCCTTATCGAAGAAACCGGCGTTCGAGTTACCGACACCACCGATATCATCAGCCTCGATCCATACGTAGCTCAAAAGATCACCTTTCGACTTGATAGGAATGGTGACCTCATTACCACTGGCAAAAGTACCGATGTAATCGAGACGTTCGGGCTTGATCGCGAAATTGGTGTAGCGCTTGTAGTTCTGACGGAAAAAGCTCACTTCGGGCTGACCGGTGATGTATACATCCTGGGCACCGACCGAGACGAGGTCAATTAAAGCAGCAGACATTTATTAGTAAACGATATTAAAATTTTAGCTCGAATCATTTATAGCGAATATGGGTGTAGAGTTTCAGGCACTCACATGGGAAACGGTCGACACAGATGACGAACATCTTGTGAGTATCTTTGGAAAGACGGAAGGTGGTAAATCTATCTGTGTGACGACGGCATTTACTCCTTACTTTTTCATCAAATTGCCTGAACGTGTTACACAACAGACTATTCAAGAAATCTATATGGTTCTTGACAAAAAATGCCCCGAATGTCTCGTATCCTATTCGATCATGAAATCGAAAGATGTATGGGGATTTCAAAATAACAAGGAGTTTGCGTACATGAAACTTGATTTCAAAAATTTAAAAAGTCGTCGTCGTGTTGATTATACGTTGAAAAGTGCGATTCAGATGTCGCATGGTATGGAGCGGTTCAAAGTGTTTGAATCGAACATCGATCCCGTACTCCGTCTGATGCATCGAACGGGTATCCAGTCGACTGGTTGGCTCAACTCGGGTGACTCGTGTGTACGAACCCATCTGGCGAAAGTTGACATCGACCTTTTCTGTAACGACTGGAGAACACTTAAACCAGTCTCACGCGATGATATCGCCCCATTTGTCGTTGCATCGTTTGATATCGAGTGTAATAGTTCGACTGGTAAGTTTCCAGATCCAAATGTGAGGGGTGATGCCTGTTTTCAGATTGCTATTTCGTTGTGTACATTTGGAAATGACGAACCTTATGACAAAACATGTCTCTGTTACAAAAAGACGGATCCGAAAATTGATGGATCAAATATTATCAGTTTTGAAACCGAGCGAGAGATGCTTGAAGCGTTTCAAAAGTATCTACATGAAAAGGATGTTGACATCATGACTGGATGGAACATCTTTGGTTTCGATCTTGATTACATTTACACGAGAGCTTTCATGACCGGGTGTGATCCCGAATTTTTCAAACTTGGAAAATTAAAGAGTCAGGAATGTGAAATCTCAATCAAGAAGTTGAGCTCGAGTGCACTCGGTGACAATGTTCTGAAACTTCTTCCCATGTCCGGTCGGTTCGTATTCGATATGTTTCATGAAGTGAAGAAGGGGTACAAACTCGATTCATACAGTTTGAATAATGTTTCGAAACTGTATCTAGGCGATCAAAAGATTGACATGCCACCCAAAGAGATGTTTGCTCGTTATACAGAAGGTGATCCAGTAAAACTTCGAGAGGTTGCTGAGTATTGTATCAAGGATACGTTGTTGCCACACAAGTTGATGAAGAAGATGTGTATCCTACTCAATCTCTTGGAAATGGCAAAGGCGACGTGGGTGCCTATGTGCTTTCTCGTAGAAAGGGGACAGCAAATCAAGGTATTCAGTCAACTCACGAAGAAGGCGCGTGAAATGGGATTCATGGTTCCAACGATTCGGTACGGACAGCTTCCCGAAGAACCATACGAAGGTGCCACTGTTCTGGAAGCACAAAAGGGTGCGTATTATACACCAATTACAGCACTGGATTTTGAAGCACTGTATCCCTCGATCATGATGGCACACAACCTGTGCTACTCTTCGTATGTCATGAACGAAAAGGATTATGGGAATGTACCTGGTATCGAATACGAAATATTCAGGATTGGGGATCGAACATACAAGTTTGCACAGGATGTTCCGAGTCTCTTGCCAGCCATTCTACTGGAACTCAAGCAGTTTCGTAAAAAGGCGAAAAAGGATATGGCAGCTGCGACGGGGTACATGAAGGAGGTCTACAATGGTAAGCAGTTGGCGTATAAAATTTCAATGAACTCAGTCTATGGATTTACGGGTGCTGGAAAAGGTATTTTACCCTGTGTACCCATCGCGTCGACGACGACGTTTAGGGGTCGTGCGATGATTGAGGAGACGAAGAATTACGTCGAGAAGAACTTTCCTGGTGCGAAGGTGAGATACGGAGACACAGATTCTGTCATGGTTGAATTTGATGTCGGTGACCGGAAAGGTGAAGAGGCTGTCAAGTACAGTTGGGAGATTGGTGAGAGAGCCGCCGAAGAGTGCTCAGCGCTCTTCAAAAAGCCTAATAACCTCGAGCTTGAAAAGGTGTATTGGCCCTACTTTCTGTATTCAAAGAAACGGTACGCTGCGAAACTGTGGACACAAGGCAAGGATGGAAATATGAACATGGATTACATAGACATCAAGGGTCTTCAAGTTGTTCGACGGGACAACACACCACACGTACGTGAAGTATGCAAGGAACTTTTGGATGTCGTACTCACGTCGAGTGACACAGGGCCACCTAAAGAACTCGCTAAGGAACGCGCGGTTGAGCTACTTTCCGGTGACGTTCCAAACGAGAAGTTGATTCTTAGTCAGTCCCTTTCAGATTCATACAAGGTGAATGGTCAAAATGTATCAATCACAAGTTCAGAGAGTTGCAATATTAACCAAGCACACGTCCAAGTTGTTAATAAAATGCGCATGCGTAAACCTGGTTCCGAACCTCAATCTGGTGACCGCGTCCCGTATCTTCTCACGAATACAGGTGATCCTAAGGCGAAAGCGTTTGAAAAATCTGAAGATCCAAAGTATGTCGAAGAAAATAACGTACCGGTAGACTACAAGTATTACTTCATCAATAAATTTTTGAACCCCGTGTGTGATCTTCTAGATCCACTTTTTGAAAATACAAAACAGGAAATTTTCGGTGAACTCATTAATCAATGTAAACCGCCACCCAAGAAACGAGAACCGGCCCTGAGCACGATGAAAAAACCTGAACTCATCGAAGAGTGTAAAAAGCTTGGTCTTGAAACAGATGGAACGATCGTCAATCTTAAACTTCGTATAAAAAATGCTAGAGTTCCTCGTGAAGAAAGTATTGAAGACTTATTTAAAAAATACGAACAAGTACAGAATAAGGAATGAGTTTTAGAGACAAAATCGTAGAGGTATTCGAAGATGAACTGGAAATGCGCATCGATTCGATGATGACATCATACGCGGAAATTATCTCGAACAAATATCAGATTAAGTTGGCATCATTACTAAAAGATATACCAGTTCTTTCATCAAACCCTATTTGTAGAGGTACCAAACCGGATGGTTCGAGATGTACATTCAAGGGTAATCACGGAGGCTATTGTGGAAAGCATCAGAAACAGGGTGAAAAAATTAAACAAAGAACGCACGAAAGTATAAGTGGTCACACACATGGACCAGGATTTAGAAATGTTGTTGGGTGTCCGGGCTGTGAGAAATCTTCTTCATCGAAAGGACTTATAGATTTGGATTCTATTATTGTTAATGAGTAAAACAGATATTCTACTAACATCAATAAATTCATTTTACAACGAAGAAGGAAACAGGTCCAAGTTATTGAATATACTAGACAAAACAAGTGGTATTTCACTGAGAAATCTTGAATGGTTTATCACGAATTATGCAAAGAAAAATCATACATCTTACAAAACAACGGATGGAAAACTCTTTACGGTACATTATGCATACAAGTCGAGTCTCGATGGGTACAGTAAAAAATTGTTTGACCCCTTTTGTCGGTCAGAAAAGTTTGCATACACTGTTCCCGGAACATCTCATGAAATTCATACGACTTTGGCACAGTTAAATTTCATCAAATGGTGTATCAAGAATAAGATTATCGACTATATTTCGAGTAACAAAACGACTCTATTTAGTAAGCGACCGGTGTCACCCGACCACCCTCAAAAATAAACGTTTGGTACCCCGTGTAATACATGTGTAAAGAATATGTATTTGAAGACACGTCCACTTTTGTCGTGTCGAGATTTACTTCGATTTTTGTTTTATCGGATTGTATCTCACCAAAGTCCAAGCTTCCCGACGGTTCCACATTAATCGGATTCATCGAGAAACTATACGTGTAAATATTCCTAATGGGCCTAGAAAGACGCATCCTGTATGGGATGAGGTACTTGAAATAATTGTGATTCGTATTGGTCACATTAGGGAGACGTGTACCGTTAATAAAAAAACTCGCATCTCTCATGACAGGATTAAAGAATGTGAGTTGATCATCGAAATCCACGTTTGAAGAAAAATTGAATCTGTTTTGACAGAAATAAAGTTCTTCATCATTTGTTGGAAGATCGAAAACCTGTGTTTGTCCTACATTATTGTTGAAAGTGGGAGAGCCTGTGACCACACGTAAACCCTCGTCAGCCATAGATAAAGCACCACCGTTTCCAGTCCCCGTCAAATCACGGTGTAAACGATCCCAAGCAAACACACCACCAACGTTTGTAAAGTTATACACTCTCGATTTATTCGCGAGTGGTGTGCCTACAGCTACCCGAGTACCGGTGTTTGAAACAGAAACGGATGTACCAGACTGTTCTCCGATAGTGACACCGTTTATAGCCGGTCCGATCTGTATCCATGCACTAGTAGACGTATTATAAAAGAATACACGGGCGTATCCAGTACCACCACCACTTTTAGGAGCACCTGCGATGAGGTACGAACCATTCTTGGAAAGGTCAACTGAAGTCCCAAATTCATCACCCGACGATGTTCCATCAATGTCGGAACCTCGTTGAGTCCACGCACTTCCGTTATACGCAAATATGCGTACGTGTCCCCGACTCGATTGGTGACCATACGCTCCGATAGCTACTGTATAGTCTGTACCACCATTAGTCACTGGATTTGAAATCGAGACTGCTTTACCCGAAAAATCTCCGCCACCAACACCGTCCATATTTCCACCCAATTGCTGCCAACCTAGTGCGATAGTGTAATACCATACCTGTACACGACCCCTGTTTGTAAATCCAACATCCGTATATTCGGGTGCACCTATGACAACATGTGTTCCGTTTCCAGATAAAGAAACAGAAGTTCCCGATTTAGTCGACGCTGTACCCGTGATATCCGAACCCAATTGGGTCCATGACTCATTAGTGTATTGATACACACGTGTTATATCCGATCCGGGTGAACCGATGGCGAGAGCTGTACCCGTTTCAGATAAAGAAACAGATGTTCCTAGTAATTCACCATCAACGAGTCCGTTAATATCCGAACCTAATTGTGTCCACGATCCCGATACTAACTTGAATACACGGACACGACCCTTATTTTGATTAGGATTATCTATGATACCATCTTCTGGACTGGTATCAACCTGTAACTCATACTTGGGTTCACCTATAGCTATAGTGGTTCCATCGGGTGATATGGCCACCGAGTATCCCGAGTCATCATTCGCGTTAGTACCTATAATACTTCCACCCAATTGCTTGGGTTCGAGTGCTACACTCTCATTCTCAATCTCAAACTTTGTATTCCTTAAAAACCAATGAAGACATTTAACGGGAATGTTCGGAACGAGATTCGTTTGGATTATCGGATTGCCGAGTTCGCTCACAGTCGTTGGATGTTTTCGAACGATATCCGTCACAATAGTCTGAGGTTCGTGTCCAAGATATTTCCTTTCTTCGGGGCTCACCGTCATCTCTTCCGTGATGAGCTTGAATTCATCGAGAATCAATGTATCAAGTGTATCAGTAAAAAATGACTGGTTATGAAACTCTAGTACAAACTCAATTTTCTGTTTATGTACGGCACACGTAGGGAAGTAGGGTCTATTTGGTTTATTCGTAGTATACTCATCACTCGCGTACTTGCGTGCAAAGAAAAACTGTAATGGAATCATGAGATCTGTTTCGAGTCTTGAAACTGAATCCGTTTTTGTTGAGTCATCGAAACCTATACTTCTATTTACAAGAAACCTATTCGCCACTTTTTCTGAAAGTTCTAAATACAACTCATCATAAATGATTCCCCAATCACCTTCAATCTTTTCAAGTTCGGTATCATCCACATACATTGCGACACTTTTGAGAATATGACGACCCAATTGATCTGCATAATTTCCATTCGTAACTCGAGGCATCTTTATACTCAACCAAAGATTACTCAAAAGATCACCCATGTTTTGGGGATTAAACTGCACCTTGATGGTCTGTCCGAATGGCCAATTAGGAATCTGACCGGTATTGATGACATTCTTACTCCTATGATACTTTCTAAAATTCGAGTGTCTTTTCGTAGTATTTGGGTTAAAGAAAGATTCCGCTGGATTCTTGCAAAGCAAGTATGTATCTTGCTTTCCAATAGCTTTAAGTGAAATCTTTGCCGCTTCACCCATACTTATCTATTGTCTACATATTTTTAATATCATCTTTCCACATTGTCATAGGAGAAGTAGACTTCATAATCTCGAGTTCCTTCTTTGCCTGTTTGGACTGTGCCAAAAGCTCTCTGACACTCTCATCCGTGTACTGAACTGTCTTGATGTTTAGAAGGTAGTCATAGCTTCCATTTACTTCTGGGAATAGACCAGACAATTGGTTCTCAAGATCCTGTTTTTTGCGACGGAAGACCACAATATCTCCGTTGATAACCATAGACACAAAACGAGACTTGTAGTCACACATCTTAGATTTAGCCTCAAGAACCTTGATTAGATACTCTTTCCTCTTGTCATAATATTCACGACGAAGGGTTATGAAGTCTTTCAGAATCATCTCCGGAGTTTCATACTTGTGGATACCTCGGGTAGGGTGGAACAGGTGCATGTTTGATGTTCGGAAAGTCTTTTGAAGCTTGAGATCCTTAACGGCATCTTTACCATTGTAGTCTTGGATCAGGAAATCCACATTCTCAGTTGTACTGTTATTTGTGAAACCACTAATGATTTTCTTTTCAACGAGGGTATCCAGATGTTCTTTGTAATCTTGGGTCCAGCGTCCCGGTGGGAGTTCAGTCACCTTAACTGTTCTTCCAATGGAGGTCCACACTCCTTGGGTCATCCACGAATCATCATCTTGTTCAAACACCGTTCCCTTGAAACCTCTGAACCAAGGCTTCATTCTTTTGATAGGATTACCATCAAGGAAGTTGAGGATATTGTTCCGAATATCTTTGGGGTTAAATGGAGGTACATAGCAGCTGAAACCGGTGCCAATACCCTCACTTCCATTTACCAAAATCATGGGTAAAGTAGGCATGTAGAACTCGGGTTCAATGGAGCGACCATCATCGTCTAGGTAGGTGAGAATCGCGTCATCTCGGGGATCAAATACATTCCTCGCTTCAGGTGTCAATCTCGTGAAGATATAGCGTGTCTGGCTGGCATCTTTCCCACCCATAAGCCGTGTTCCAAACTGCCCACAAGGCTCTAGGAGATTCATATTGTTGGAGCCTGTATAGTCATTGGCTAACTTCACAATAGTGTCGGCCAAACTTACTTCACCGTGATGGTAAGCAGACTTTTCGGCCACATATGCAGCCAATTGAGCTACTTTCATCTCCGCAGTCAAGTTCCTTTGAAAGCAAGAATACATCACCTTACGCTGTGAAGGTTTGAGTCCATCGCAAACGTGGGCAATAGAACGCTTGAGGTCTGCGAGTGAGAAATTCACTAGATCCTTGTGAACAAAGTCTGTGATAGCCAGTTGTTTTACTTTCCCATAAGGTACTTCAAGTTCATTGGCTTCTTTGGCGGTACTCTCTAGAAGCCACGTCTTACGGTCATCAGCCTTCTTCTTGTCAAATGCCAAGGTGATAGATTTATCAGACATTACATCTGTATTAAACTTGACGGTGAGGTCTTCAATCTTTTTGAAGTACTCCCTAGCCTCAGCAGAAGTTGAGGTACCCAAACCCTTGTAGTACTTGATACGCCAACCAGATTGACCATTTCCATACCACGCACGAAACGCAGAGTCTGTATAGAAGGATTTACTTTGATTACCCCTAGAAGCCTTGATGATGGGTGTAACCATTGAAACAACGAATCCCAACTTGAGTAGACTCGGCCAAAAGTAGTCAATCATATTGAGAATTAAACCCTTGATGTGAGAACCATCGTTATCCGCGTCAGTCATGATCATGAGACGACCATAGCGAAGCTCGGACACATCTTTGTAGTCTTTTCCTTGTTGGAGACCCAAGATTTTCTTGAGATCATTGAACTCCTGATTTCCAGTCAACTGCGCAACAGATGCATCTCGGACATTCTTACACTTTCCCCGAAGTGGGAAGACGCCGTAGTGGTCTCTACCAACAACGGAGAGACCAGCGACAGCTAGAGTCTTTGCCGAGTCACCCTCTGTAACGATGAGTGTACACCTAGAAGACTGAGCTGTACCAGCTTTGTTTGCGTCATCAAGCTTGGGAATACCAGTAATCTTACTCTTACGAGCTCCACCATCAGTTTTGGCCAACTCCTTCATTTCCTTGAATTTTGAGAGAGCCGTGAGTTCATCGGAAATACCAGTCTTGAGAGCATTCTTGACGAATGTTTTGGGCATATCAAATTTAGAGCCAAAGTCTTGTGCTTTTAGGGTACACTCAGACTTAACCTGACTCGAGAAGGTTGGGTTCTCAAGGATTGCTTTCACAAAGATTGCGAAGGTATTCTTAACCTGTTGAGGTCTGAGTTTGATCTTCTTAGCCATATCTTCAATGATCCCCGCAGCCACTAGAGAAGCTGCGTGATCAACGTGGGTTCCACCTTTACTGGTACAGATACCGTTTACGAACGACACCTGTTGCATACCATCCTCGGATGGACCAATACATACTGACCATCGGTCGGTTGTAACACAGTGTACATTATCTACACCAGTGTGCATTTTTGCGTAAGCCTCAAAGTTCTGTTTTGGGAGAACCTCGTCATTGAACTTTACTTTACAGTTTGGGGTTGTACAGATATTGGCATCCCAGACTCTCTTTTGGAAAATCTTGTAGATTGTGTTATCCATCTTAGACATCTTAAAACGCCTCCAATCTGGTGTGAACGTTACGGCCACGGATGATGTGGCACCCGAATGTTTTTTGATTTTTGGTGGTTCACAGACGGTCATATTGTTAGACCATTTCTGTGAGTAAGTTTGCTTTGTCTCATGATCCTTAATGACAATTGAAAATTCTGATGAGTAAATATTCGTCAACTTGGCTCCATATCCATTGCGCCCCCCGACAATTCTCTTTTGAGAGTCGTCGTAGTTTGTACTTGTTAGGAGATGCCCAAAGACCAATTCGGGATTCCAGATACCTTCCTTCTCGTGCATGCGAACACTGATACCACCGAGAGGTCCATTGTTTTCAATAGTCACAGCGCCAGTCTCTTTGTCTATAGAGACGGCGATGGATGAAACATTCTTGGGGTGTGTAGAGTTGCGATCAATTGCGTTAACGAGGATCTCATCAAAGATCTTCAAGAGAGCTGGGGAATACTTGAGGTTCTTCTTCTCAAATTTTGATTTGTTACCGTTGAGAATCCAATACGCCTCGGTACTCAGGTCTACTGGCCCGACATAGGAGTCTGGTCTCTTGAGAACATGTTCAATGTGGGTGAGCTTTTGGACGCTCTCCATACTTTCTTGGTTCTATTACAATTTATATCTCTAACTTAGGTAGATTTTCTGTAAATCTGTTCACAAATTCCAACATATATGAAATTGCCTCCTCACTCGGCTCAATATGATTAAACTTGTTTTTTGCATCTGGACAAACGGAACCATTTTTAGATGAATTAATTAACATCTTAAACTGCTTGGTATCAACATCATGTTTGCGAGCTTCCACATTGTTATGAAGGAGGAGCTGAGTGTTACGATAGTTGAAAACCTTAGCTAGGAAAATAGCTATATCGCGTGGATCCAATAGATGTTTCCCTTCACATCTAGGGAAAATTTCATCTATCACGAACTTTTCGGCTCGAAGTTCTTCAAAGTTCTTAATTAGCATCTCATAGGGTAAAATCTCATTGAAGTTTTTCTGAAAGTCACTGACTAAATAATTATGATATTCGTCAAGCCCCATACCAATAACATGTTTCATGTACTCGGTGTCGTTCTTCATCATCTTATTGTTTCGATCGACACGCACAGACCCTGTGAGTTTTCTCCATAAGCTTCCGGCTCGGTGGATTGGACACATACACTCAGGCACGTGTTGGCTACAGGGAATGCCATATTGAGAATGTTTACTGTTGTATGGGTGTCTACACAAAGGTCTCGTAGATCCACCGTCATAATGGTTAGTGATCATATCCACGCCGCAATCAACCTCGGGGACATTTTCAATGATTTTGTTTGTATCAACTTCAGGGACATTTTCAATGATTTTGTTTGTATCAACTTCAGGGACCTTTTCAATGATTTTGTTCAACCGAATTCCCTTATACAATAATGAGTCCCATCCATTGTCCGTTAACCGTTTAGGGACTATGGACATCTTGAACTTTCGAGACATTTCGGATGGTGTAGAAAATGTCTGTTTATTCCATGTCAGTTTTCCGTCTTTTAGTAATGTCACCTTTGCGATAGTGTCTCGATAGTGTATTTCGAGAACATTACTACCAGGTGAAATCAACCCCTCATCAATAAGATCTTTTAATGTAGGCTTCATTTAGAACTTACTTTTAGTATACATTAACAATTGACTTAGGTAAAAAATGTCAGCTTATATCAGATGACGAATAATAACAATCGTGCTCAACTAAAAAAAGCTGAACAAGAGCTGAAAAATATGAAAAGAAAGTATCTAAACATGTTGAATAATAACGGTAAAAATAACAATAATA